CTCCACATCAGCTTATTCGGAAATGCCTGGGGAACTTGATTTGTTAAGACAGCAAAAACTTGATAAAGCAATGAAGGCTCCGATTAAAAAGAACTTAGACGACGAACTAAGGGAGAAAGGACTAATATGAAAAAATGGTTAAAAGATATAACGGGTATTACTGCTGAGGAAGAAAAAGTACAAGCAGAAAAAGATGCTATAGAAAAGCAAAGAGATCCTAAATCATATCACACACGTAAAAAAGAACCGTGGGTAAATGTACTCGACATGAAAGTAAACGAAGATAACATTCGAAATGGTTTCTTTGAGCTTGATTGGAACAAATACTTTATTCAGCAACTGATCACAGAAGGTTATGGTGTTGACAACGATCCTGAAGAAGAGATTGTAGATCGTTGGTTTCGAGATATTGTATACAATATGTTAGCCGAAGAAGGTATGGACACTGATCGTGGTGCAGGATACATTAATGTTAACAAGATTGATAAAGATAAAAGCGAAGTATCATGAGAGATGACTTAATGGTTCAACAGCAAGTGTCTACTGTATGGCAACATATGGTAGGTGTCATTTGTTTAAACCAAACTAACCGTAAACAAGTTAAAAGAGTGTTGCCGTTGTTGTTTGGCATTTGTCCTACTCCGGTGCATTTACTTAACACATCATCTGACACAATTAAGATGCTTATAAAACCATTAGGCATGGTAAATGTACGTGAAAAAAGATTACGTCAAATGAGCGAAGATTATCTTACTTGGGACGGAGACGATGCCACAGAATTATATGGTATTGGCAAATACGGAAGTGATAGTTACAGATTGTTTTACAAGAACGAAGTACCAGATAACGTAGGCGATCATGAACTTAAACGTTATATTGAAGAAGAATTTTGTGGTTGACACAAGCCAGATCTGGTGCTACAATAATACTATAAATTATACAAAGGCAAACTAATGGCAACTTATATACTTGTAGATACTGCTAACACTTTCTTCCGTGCAAGACATGTTGTACGTGGTGATTTAGATACTAAAGTAGGCATGGCCCTACATATTACACTTAGTGGCGTTAAGAAAGCATGGCGTGACTTTAATGCAGATCATGTTGTGTTCTGCTTAGAAGGTCGTAGCTGGCGTAAAGACTTTTATGTGCCTTACAAGCGTAACAGACAAGAAACACGCGATGCAATGACTCCTACACAAGCAGATGAAGATAAAGTGTTTTGGGAGATATTCGATGAGTTCAAGTCTTTTGTTACAGACAAAACTAACTGTACAGTTATGCAACATCCGCAATTAGAAGCAGATGATCTTATTGCTGGTTGGGTACAGTCACATCCTAACGATACACATATTATTATTAGTACTGATGGTGACTTTGCACAACTTGTAGCGCCGAATGTAAAGCAATACAATGGTATACAGAACGTAACTATTACACACGAAGGTTACTTTGACGACAAAGGCAATCCTGTTATAGATAAGAAAACTAAAGAGGCAAAGCCTGCGCCCGATCCTGCATTTATGCTATTTGAAAAGTGTATGCGAGGCGACACAAGTGATAACGTGTTTAGTGCATATCCAGGTGTACGTAAAAAAGGTACTAAGAACAAAGTAGGTCTTATCGAAGCATTTGCTGACAAAGATACAAAAGGCTACAATTGGAACAACATGATGCTACAGCGTTGGGTAGATCATGAAGGTGTAGAGCATCGTGTATTAGATGACTATCAACGCAATGTTATATTGTGCGACTTGACAGCACAACCTGATAACATTAGAAATATTATTAATGACGTAATTAAAGATGCTATGACGCCTAAAGACGTCAGTCAAGTAGGCATGCGTCTTATGAAGTTCTGTGCTAAATGGGATATGCAACGTATTGCAGATCAAGCGGCACAGTTTTCAGAACCATTACAAGCGAGGTACCCACAATGACATTAAAAGCGAAACCAGTATTGAAAGATAAATTCTGGATTGTAGAGAACGACGGTGAAAAAATTGGCACTATGTCATGGAATGATGATCGTTACATGTTCTCAAGTGCAGTAGAAACATGTTTCTTTGACAACCAAAAAGAAATGAAAAAGAAGTTTGGTGTCGATCTTGTTTGGAGTGATCTTAAGATTGATGAAAACAAAGAAGATATTAAGTTTGAAGTACATGGCTTTCCTACAAGTGTACGACCGTTTAATGAAATGTATGATGTAAAAAATAAGTTACCGTTGTTTACAAAAAGTGCAAAAAGCAAAAGTCTGTATGCCGCAGGTTACTACATTATTAGATTTGAAAAAGGTTGGGTTAAAAGTTTTTGTCCAAAGCTAATTACTATTGAACGCTACGAATCAAAAGGACCGTTCAAAAAAGAAATTACAATGAGACAGGAGTTATCAAAAGCAAATGCAAAATGAACCTATAAACACTAATCCTATCCAAATGTTCATTCAACAGGTTAAAAACGCAGAGCAATCACAATCACGTGAAGTAAAGTTAGATATAGCAAATGCTAAACGTCTTGCTTTTACTTTAGGTGAAGTTATGGCAAGACTACACGGTGATCTTGAGAAGTTTGTTAAAGAGAACGCAAATGGTAACAACGATGTTATTGAAGTTAACATTGGCGAAAAAAGCGATTGGTAGTAAACTGCGTATAAAAAGATAAATATATACGTACATAATGGAGTACGTATATATGAGTAGACCAAAACCAAATGTTCTTTTAGAACATATAAACACAAAAACTTATAGAGCAGAACAGGTCTTAGAAGCTGAAGCTATCTGGGCAGTGTTCTATAAGAATCAAGCATTTAATCTAAAAAGTTTTAATGCACTTACGAATTATCCGGGTCCAAAATATAAGAAAACAAGTTTTTCAAATCCCGGACATGCACATAATCTTGCAAAAAAAATGAACGATGTGTTCAACTCTGAAGACTTTTCTGTCGTAAAACTTACTACAGGAAAGCCAGTAGAGTAATGAAGCCTCACCAAATTGAATGGCGAGATGCAATATTAGGACGTAAGTCAATAAACTTAGATATAAGCAATCTCTGCACACTTGAATGTCCAAGATGTGATCGTCAAAAGAAAGGTAGACCTGTGCCTGGTCATAATATGACTGTGGAAGAATTTACTAAAATTGCTGATTACTTTGATAAAATATTATTTTGTGGACAAATATCAGATCCGATATTTAATCCTAATCTATTAGACTTTATACAAATTGCTAAAGAAAAGGGCAAGCAACTTAATATTCATACAGCCGCATCACAAAGACCTACAAATTGGTGGAGTAATGCATTTGATACAATAGATAAAGACAAAAGTAAATGGATATTTGCTTTAGACGGATTACCAAAAGATAGCCACAAGTATAGAATAAATCAAGACGGTGAACATGTTTGGGAAATGATGAAACTTGCAGTAAGCAAAGGAGTAAACGTAGGTTGGCAATACATTGTGTTTAAATACAATGAAGACGATATTGAGACATGTAAACAAATGGCTATAGACAATGGCATACAATTTAACTTAATGCACAGTTCAAGATGGCGTGGACGAGACGATCCTTACAAGCCTTCTAAAAATTATAGGATTGATAGATGAAGAAAAAATTAAAACCAAAGTGCCATCCTGATTACGAAAACGGACAAAGCCAGTTTGGTTATAGTGCTCAAGGTTATCTTTTGCCATGCTGTTGGTGTGATCAAGGTGCGCCTGAATTTGAAAAGTTAAAAACTGAAGATTTAGCAGTAGCAAATAACGATAGTATACAAGATATAATTACAAGCGATGCATGGGTAGAGTTTGGTAATAGTTTAGTAGCAAGTAATGGTGAAAACGCACCTGCAATGTGTTGGAAATACTGTGCCAGCGATAAAGATGTAATAAAAAAAGTTACAATAACATGAATTGGAAAGAGACATATACTAAAATATTCTTAAAAGAGCTTGACATTGCTATATCAGAAGCAAATGTAAAGCAGTATATGCCTCTATGGTGGCAAAATACACGAAGCAAAGGCACAGGTGGCCTTAGGCTTACTGATGATGGCTTTGATATTCTTTCTAAGATAGGCTTAGAAACATATGATATACCTTATCCGAAAGAAATGCCTCTCACAACACAAGTTATAATATTTTTAGATCAATTTATAGACTGTCCGTACTATCTTACCAATAGAAGTATAACTGTAACAAACCAAAAGAAAGCAGTCGAACTTACTCTTTTCTCAGGAGATTTACGTAAGTATGGTTTGACAAAGGCTATGAATAGAAACAAGGAGTAACATACATGTGGTATAGAGGTAATGTAGATCCGTATTGGATTGATGACGATTACAAACAAGTACATTTTGTGCATAAACCAGCAAAGCATGAACTTGTGCAAGAATGGAAACGTATGGGATATGACTACAAGACCTACACCGGAGACATGTATAATGTAATAAACGATATTCCGCCTTGGATATCAAATGTATCAAAACAAATAGGTTTAGAAAACTGCGGTTACACTATATATAAAATGCAAACAGGTATTGTTATGCCCTTACATGTAGATCACATGGATCGT